GCTCCCGAAGCAGCTCCCGAAGCAGTTCCCGAAGCAGAACAGAACGAGCCGGAGAACGCACCGGCTGAGGAGTAAGTAAGAGCTCCTCGTCCAGCGGAGCCGTCACTCCACTGGGCACCCCGGAGTGGTACAGGAGGGTTCGAGTCCCTCCCCGGGGTCTAACCTATATACTAAAAAATCATGAGCAATATACTTAAGCACGCTGACCAAATCATTAACGAGCGGTCGGAGGAGAAGGAGAGACAATACGGACCATTCATGGAATGCAACCAGAAGGCCGCAGAGATCGCCTCGGTCATTACCGGTAAACCTCTGACCGCTATTGATGTATCTTGGGTCCAAGTGGCAGTGAAAATGGCCCGGGAATCCAATGCACACAAGGAGGACAACCTCCTTGACATGGTAGCCACAATCGGGGCCATCAACAATGAGCTCGAGGACCCCAAGCCGTTAAAAGCTCCGGGAGTAGTACCTACGTACTTCTCAACCATTTCGGAGGCTGTGGACTTCATCCGGATCAGTCCCATCGAGGTGCATGAGATCAAACATGTTCTCACAGAAGAGGGACGCAGAATAGCTGTATATTACTCTCACAAAGAAGATCCGGAACAGTACAATCCATTCTCAAACATCAAGCCATGAATACACAAGACTTTAAGCCATTCATTAAGAGCTGGGAAGAGATTTATGCCCTCCAGGGGGAGCTCCAGCTCATGTACAGACCATATTTCAAGGAGCGCATCGCGAACTTTGACATCAACACTTTGGAGGATCAGGAGCTTTTCAAGAAACTCTGTTGGCAGATTGTCGAGGAACTCGCTGAGGCAAAGGAGGCTATCGAGGAAGAACTCGATGGCGAGCACTTTGATGAGGAGCTGATTGACGCATTCAACTTCATGTTGGAGCTTTACCAGCTTTATGGCATGACTCCCACTTTCGACTGGACGCTGCCTAAATGGGCACAGGTTCTGGAAGACGAAGATTTTGCGGGAGATCTGCTTACCTTAATCGGAAACATCGGCATGACAGCAAACTGTCTCAAGAACAGAGAGTGGAGACAATCTCAGTACATGGTTGACTTGGTAGTTTTCGAGGACCGGCTCAAGTGGATATGGACTTACTTCGTCATAATGTTCGAGCATTTGGGTCTCTCAGAGACTCGAGTCAAAGAGCTCTGGTCGTTGAAGTATCAAGTAAATCTGTTTCGCATTAAATCCAAATACTGACATGGGAAGAATATTCAAAGACTGTTTCGAAATGATCCGGGAGATGGATCGGGAACTCAAGGTTTCCGGCATCACGGTCCCGGTCAACCATTACCAAAACCAGGAGCTCAGCGGGGACGACAGACTCACCAAGGAGCTCATCGGAGTTGGCTTCGTCATCTCGAAGCCGTATCTCGGCAAACGCGAGATGCTCGACTTCATGTTCAAGGACGAGGCTGAGCTAATCGAGAAGTATTGCCGAGCAGAGCTCTCCGACCGGCTTGACCGAAACGGGGTCAATCCGGGTAAGAGCTGGGAGATCCGCCGGGACTTGTGGCAGAAGCTGGTGAGCAAGACTCGTCAGGAGGGTCGATTCGACTACACCTATTCGGAGCGTCTGCACATCCTCAACAAAGGACCCGAAATTCACCAGTTGGAGAATGTCATCATGACTCTCCGGGACGACCCGCACTCCAGACGAGCAATGGTCATGATCTTCGAGCCGGAGGACACCCGGGCAACAGCCGGGGCTTTGACCCGAGTACCTTGCTCCGTCAGCTACCAGTTCCTCATCCGGAACAACCGGCTCCACGTGATATACTACATCCGGAGCAATGACTTCTTCAAGCACTTCGCAATTGACATCTGGTTGACGGAGGCCATGATGGACTACGTGTTCAACATCCTCGCAGCCACCTATCCCTCTCTCAAGAAGGGGTCCCTGCACTACTTCGCTGGGTCCCTCCATGCATACAACGAGGATCTTTCAAAATGGGTAATCTATTAAGCTATGACTATCGAAGACGCAAGAGCTAAAGCTCATCTGGACTATGATGATTGCATATTCTGCCCGGAATGCTCGGGATTCTTGTCCGGACACCACATGAACAGCAAATGCTACCTCGGCTGGATCGAAAAGAAGGCACAACAGATACTCAAAAACTCGAAGAAAGATGAGCGTAGAGATTAAGGTGGCAATTGGGTTAACTCTGGTGTCATTGGCTGGAGCAGCTATATTCTACATCACATTTCTGATCGCAGTTGACGAAGTCAGAAAGGACATAAAGCGCAAAAGACATGGCCGGAGGAAGTGAGGAGGTACTTGTCATAATAATGGCAATCCCGATAATAGTAGGAATACTCGGCATCTGTTTTGTAGATGCGATTGACGGAATTAAAAAACACAAGAAGTATGTGCGGAATAAGTATAACAAGGAGGGCTGACGCCATTGACCAGATCAAGCATCGGGGCATCGAGTCCAGACAGATTGCAGACGGGGGATGGTTCCTGGGTCATGTCCGTTTGCCCATTCAGACTGAGCCGGGGGATGACCTGGCTCAGCCCATAAAGCTGTCAGGAGACAACGGATGTCTCCTTTACGTCGGGGAGATCTACAACTACCCCCGGAAGTATAACAGCGACGTCGAGTACCTCCGGGATCTGTTTGGGTCCTCGTGTCTCGAAGACATAATCTATGAATCCAACAAATGGGATGGCATGTGGGCAATATGCTGGTACCGAAAAGGTCAGATTATTGCCTTCACCGATCCACTCGGTAAGAAGCAGCTGTACTACAACCAGTTCGGGGAGATCTGCTCGGAGATAACCCCATTGGTGTCGGACTTCAAAGACTTCGACCGGTATTACCAGTCGGAAGTGTTCAAATGGGGCTACAACTGGGATGACCGGACTCCGTGGAACAATGTTAAGCGCATTATGCCGAACACGGTCTACTCCTTCGACGACATGAAGGTGAAGCCCACCATTGTCCGGAGGGACTACTACAGATGGGGGATCGGGGAGCGGAGCCATTTCGCAAAATCCGAGTTCGCCGAAGTCCTCCGAGGTTTGGTGGAGAGGTCCGTAAAACGCCGGGCAATGTACTCTAAGATCCCGGTCGGGGCTTTGGTTTCGGGGGGACTGGATTCGTCCATAATTGCCTCTATTCTCCATCGAATGGGTCTGGGGGTTAATCTCTATATGGTGGACAATAATGAATCAAAATTTGGCATGCTATTGTCCGAATTTTTAGGGGTTTCCATAACCTCTCTTGGCCCCATGGCAGATGATAAGTGCCTGGAGAGGTGTCTCCGGTGTAACGAAACCCCGATCGACTTGGGCTCCATGATCCCCCAGTTCAGGTTGATGGAGAAAGTCCGGGAGAAGGTAATCCTGACCGGGGACGGAGCCGATGAACTCTTCGGGGGCTATCGACGAGTTGATGACTACGACTCCCAGTTCTCAGACGTGTTCCAGGAGCTTCCGTTCTACCACATGCCTCGTCTCGACCGGGCTTCCATGAGGAGCACAGTCGAACTCCGGACCCCATTCCTGGGGCATGACGTTGTTAAGTTCGCTCTCAACTTGCCCCGGGAGTACAGAACCCATAAGCGCATTCTCAAAGATGCTTTCAGCGACGTTCTGCCAAAGGAGATCCTCGAACGTCCCAAAGAGCCTCTCAAGTGCCAAAGTATCCGGCAGGACCCGATGGCGTACCGCAAGAAGTGTCACGAAATATTCTATAACTTATGGCAATAGCTATTGGATACTACCGAGTATGGTTCAGAGAAGATGACACCAATACGGAGGCTCAGTGGTTCAAAATGACGCTCCGGAATGGGTCCATTAGACCTTCCATACGCTCCATAAATCGGGAAGAGGCTTTGTGGTGGATCAAGTCCCGAAAGATGAAGGACGTTACACCCGGCAATCCTGCGGGCAAGATATTCGAATCGGAGGGCCAACCGTTCAGGAAGGCATTTCAGGAGCTGCCTCTCCACACACGTTACAATTTCATAGAAGGAGCAGCTCTCTCATCAGGTACAACACACCGAGCTCGGCTCGAAAAATACTTTAAAAAATGAAAATCGTAAAAGTAAGAAACGTAAAGACCCCGACCAGAGGAACGGGTCTGTCCGCCGGACTGGACTTCTACATTCCGGAAGATTCCGAAACCAAGCAGATCTGGCCGGGAGAAAGCATCAACATACCGTCCGGGATCAAAGCTCAAATCCCCCGGGGGTGTGCTCTCATCATGTTCAACAAGAGTGGCATTGCCGCCAGGTATCAGCTCCAGGTTGGAGCTTGCGTGGTCGACGAAGACTATCAAGGAGAGATCCATCTGCACGTCATGAACGTCGGCAAGGAGCCAGTCATACTCAAGCCGGGCATGAAGCTGGTCCAAGGTTTGGTGATGCCCATCGTTTATGTTGGGGTGGAAGTTCTCGAGTCGGAAGCCGAGCTTTTCCCGCAATCGACTGAAAGAGGGACAGGGGGCTTCGGATCCACGGGGGTATAGGACCCCCGGCCCCAAAAGTTGGTCAAACCATTGTTCCATTGTTTACAAACCATGGGGGCTCCCGGCCCCAAAAGTTGATGAAACCATTGTTTCATTGTTTATTGGCAAAAATCTCGACAGCCCCCGGCCCCAAAAGTTGATGAAATCATTGTTTATTGTTTATTGTTCCAATGGAAAGTATCCTAAATCATTGATAATCAATCACTTAAATTAAAACAGCAGTAAACAATGATAAACAATAATAAACAATCATTGTTTCTTCATAATCGATTGATTATCAATGAATTAAACCCCTGTAAACAATGTAAACAATAATATAGGAGGAAAACCTGAATAGGGAATATGAGGAAAATTATGACCAATTTAGGAATTGAGAAATCACAAAATAGAGTGCACAGAACCATTGTTTACATTGTTTCTCGGGAGGAGAATTGGGGACCTAATCAATTGAATATCAATCACTTAGGTGAGAAACAATAAGGATTTTTATTGTTTACTGCTGGTCAAATATCATTAATTATGGAAAAAACTGAGAAATTGGGGCTACCCCCAACTGGAAAATTCGGAGTGTTCCGGCGATGGCTTGGAATCTACTCAAAAGAGGAGCGGGAGGTCCTGGACTACGCCCGCAAATTGAAAAAGACCACCATGCAAATAGCACGGGGTCAGCTGACTCTGTTATCCCGTCCAGAATGGATGCGGCACGAGGACTGGGTTGAGGTCCGCAAACTACAAAACAAATTAGAAAGGAGGCGTAGAAAATGATTGCAATTTACCTGTTGGCCATCATCGGTCTGTTCGCTGTTATCGGGGGAATTCGCCAATGGTGGATCAACCCCAAACGAAAACTGGATCGATCCATCAAGCAGATGGAGAGAGCAGAGAGACGGATTCGAAAGTTCAAAAAGTAAGTTGGTGCCAAATTGGTCCAGTAGAATTGGTGCCAAATTGGTCAAGTAGAATTGGTGCCAAATTGGTCCTTCTCTCGACCCACAAATACTGGATGGCACTCGCCTGCGCGAAATTAAAAATTTTTAAAAATGAAAGCAAATCACTTTAAGCAGCTCGGGAAAAACTGGGCTTTGTACTCGGAGATCAATACCAAGTACTGTAATTGGACCCCGTTCATTGCCACGGTCCACGAAGGAATGATTTGGCCGAATGGCATTTCGGTCAAGTTCCTGTGGTTCGGCGTGACCCTCATTCGTGTAAGCGAATAAGCTAAAAAATCCCCGGGGCCAAACGCTCCGGGGATTGTCGTGCAGAAATAGATTTTTATTTTGGATAGAGTTTGATTATATTTGAGGCATGGCACGAAGCACATATAAAATGAGTCCACTCGCCTATATGGAGGAGGGACGGAAAAGGCGAGACGCCGGGGATTTTGTAAAGCCCACCGATGCGGAGGAGCTTTATTTTGCATTCATCGAGTATTGCAAATTCATGGAGGACAACTATTTCTCCCAAGCTCACAAGAATAAGAACGGCGAAGACTGCAGCGTCTACATTTCTCGCCCGATGACCATCGAGTCATTTAGGCTGTTCGCTGGACTAAATCCTGTTGAGTACGGGGAACTCACTGGAGACCCGGTAGCAGCTGCAATTGGTGGCACCATCGAGGACGCCATCAACTCCCAGCAAGTAGAAGGAGCACTGGTTGGCAAGTACGCTGCCAGCCTCATCCAGGTACTTCAAGGACGCAAGACCAATGTCAATGTTACGGGAGGCATCACTCTCGAGCAGATAACAGGAATGGAGGTAAAATAAAATGGGACGCCGGCTTCAATTTGACACCAAAGGCAACGAGAAGCAGAAGGAAGTGGCTCGGTTATGGCTTGATGACTCAGTCACTGACATTCTGTATGCTGGCACGAAAGGTGCTGGCAAATCGTACCTCGGGTGTTCCTTGATAGCCGGCGATGCCCTCACCTATCCGGAGACATTTTATTTCATTGCGCGTAAGACGGCCGCTGACTTAGTCCGGTACACTATCCCGTCTCTCTACGAGGTATTCGCCCACTGGGGTATCACGGAGAACTACTACCATTTCAATGGACAATACAACTTCTTCGAGTTGTACAACAAAAGCCGCATCTACCTGATCGATGCCAAGTATAACCCCAGTGACCCCATGTACGAGAGGTTTGGCTCCATGCAGATGACTCGGGGATGGATCGAAGAAGGCGGAGAGTTTATTCGCGAGGCGAAGACCAACCTCCAAGCTTCCATCGGTCGCTGGAAGAACGACGTCTACAAGCTTGCTCCCAAACTCCTCATCACCTGCAACCCGTCCAACAATTTCCTCTTTACGGACTACTACAAGCCATGGAAGGAGAACAAGCTGCCTCCTTGGCGTCGGTTTGTCAAAGCTCTGCCCCAGGACAACAAGACTCTCCCGGAAACGTACATTGAAGGACTTCTCCGGAACCTGACTCAGTCGCAGATCGAGCGACTGGTATTTGGCAACTGGGAGTATGACGACGACCCGAATTGGCTGGTCGACTATGACGCAGTGTGCGACATGTTCTGCAATGAGTTCGTACTCCCGACGGGCAACAGGTTCATCAGCACTGACCTTGCCGGAAAAGGACGAGACAATTGGGTGGTTGGAACCTGGGATGGCATGGTCTGCCGGATCCCCATAGCAAAAGGCTTCTCGGAAGGCAAGGAGATGGAGGAGAAGATCGCCAAATTGGCCACCGGTCTGAAAGTCCCCCGGTCCAGCATCGTCTCGGACGCTGACGGACTTGGGTTCTATTTGGAGAGCTACCTGAAAGGCATCCGGGAGTTTCATGGAGGTCAATCCGCCATTGACTCAAAGACGTACAACAACATCAAGTCGGAGTGCGCATTCAAGCTGGCGGAGCTCATCAACAAGCGCCAGATCCACATCATCTGCTCTCCCGAAGTTCAGGAGAAGATCAAGCAGGAGATGACAGTACTCAAGTCCAAGAACACGAACTCCGCTGAGCAGAAACGGGAGCTCATTTCCAAGGACACCATGAAGCAGCTCCTCGGCAGGTCACCGGACTTCCTGGACATGCTCATAATGAGAATGATATTTGAGATAAAGCCGAAGGCGACTGGCATGAAGTCCGCCAAAATCATAATACCCGCAAAACGATGACACTGGATATTATAACTATTATCCGCAACATGATCAAGATGGTAAATCCTCTTGCCGTCTTTGAGTGTGACCAAGCTCGAATGCTGAACGTCAAAGTGGACACGATGGAGAGATTCGTGACAGACTCGGACGGCAATCGGACCTCGTCCGACTTCGTCTATGTTGAGGAGCCCACCACTGGCTACTACGATACGCCGTATCGGGGCTACCCCACTCAGCGTACCATTATGCAAGTCTACTTCTGCAAGTTCGAGCCGATGGCCAACGATGCCTACAAAGGCGACACGAAGTTCAGCAAGAACTCTCCCACCATCGCCCGACTGGAGTTGAAGAAACAAATTGAGGAGCAGATGGTCCGGCCTTTTCTCTACTTGCTCAAGAACTCCCAACTGGTCAAGCAATTCCCGGAAATCATGAGCACCGTTCGGGTACTATATCCGTCCTCCAGGTTTGATGCCAACGAGGTCAGTGTGGGACTGGAGTTCACCTTCAAGCAGGACTGGTGTATCGATATGTACAAGGACAGGATCTGGCGTCCCCTCCTTGAAGTGGTAAAGCCCGGATTTGACTTGTCGGGACGCACTTTGTTCTTCGACCGACAGGACTTGCCCATGCCGGTCTATCCTCCTGAACGTTACCAAGCTTTGATGCACGCAGTGGGTTTGCCTCTATTGGCATTCTCCATCTCGCAAACAGATAATTTTGTTGCACAATTTACTTTTGATGGAACTGACTTAGCCGGAGATTTCATATGGACCAAAGAGGATGGGTGGAAGAAGTCGAGTGTGACGTACCCCGCCCGGGACGCCGAAACTGAGTTTACAGTCGTCAGCTCAATGGAAATTGAAGACATCCCCGAACAGTATTGGAGTCTCAAACATTGCTACATAAAATGATACAGCGAATCGACATACAAGGCGGTCAGATGACGTTCGGCCAACGCATAGAGCTTGGCCGGATCATCACTGACAAGGAGATGACCGACATAGACAAGATGAAAGAAGGCATGCAATGTCTCGGCGTCAAATGGAGACTGAGGAACACCTCAGAAATTGTCGAGTACTGGTATGAGGTTCTTCTGGGCATTAAGTACTGGATTGAACGAGAACAGGCTGAGCTCAAGTATGAGCCCAGTGCTGAGGAAAAGGCAGCCGGCATTGCCCAATTCTCCATGGTGGTTGGCGAGATGGCTACCATCACTGCACTGGCCAAGGACTACTCGAAGGACCCGGACGAGATCCTGGAGTGGAAATACGGAAAGGTATACAACCTCCTTTTCACCAACTTGCAGAGTCACCTCTTCCGGGAGCGACTGAACAAGGAACTGGAGCGTAAGGCTCAACAGAAAGCTAATGCTCGCAAACCCAGAAACAAATGGCGGTAGAGCTGGAACAGATATTGGCTGAGGGTCTCACTCAGATGCGGGACGAGATTATACGGGCATCACAAGACGCCGGGCAGGAAGCTTCGGGCAGAACCTATGCTCAGATAACAGTTCAGACGGGTCGAGAAGGTGAAACAGTTTGGGGGACGATCGAAGCCCCGAACTACTTCTACACTCTCATCCGGGGACGAGGTCCTGGTAAGATCCCCGCCAATTTGGGACAGATCATCATGGAGTGGGCAAAGCTCAAAGGAATCACCTTCTCGGACCCGAAGGACCTGGTCCGATTCGGAAATGCCACTGCATGGAAGATTAGGCGAGAAGGCTCGGAGCTTTACCGCAACCACATTTACGTTGACTTGGTAGACACACCCGCTGATAACTTCGAGGAGTATTTGGCTCAACACTTAGACCGGGCAATGGAGGTCCTCATTGAAGAGGCATTCACCCCCGACAACAATATGGACCACGGATACATAATATAACGCGATATGGCAATTACCAAACAACCGGCTGACGACTCCCTGTACTCAGCATATTCGCAAATACCAGTCGAGACTGACGACTTAACATCCGGGCTTGAGATAGAGACTCAGAACTTCAGTGAGCCCAACATGATCTCACTTAATATCCTCGACAATGAACAGGCAGAGGTATTAGACAACAGTGCCGGCACGAGTCAAAATTGGTTCAGAGAGTTCGTAATACCCCGAAGAATGGTAGCCGGGGAATGGTATGCTTTTCGTGTTGGTTCTGGCACAGTGAACAAAGCAACTTCATTGACGGTCGCACTATATCAAGGAAATGTAGAAGGACACGGGGTAGTTAAAGTTGCTACGACCGATCTCAAGATTGGCTCTTCTATGACATGGCTTGCCCAAATTCCTACTACTGAAAATGTGATACACCCCAACACGGTATTAGTCGTATATGCTGGGAAGGAAGGAGCAACAGCTGGGGTGAAGGTAACACTGAACAACATGTCTTTGACCTACGGGAAGAACTTTATCGGCTATAGACCCAGTTCAGTGAAAGCAGCAAACTCACTAACTGAAAGCATCGACATCTACAGAGACTCGGGATTCGGGCCGAAGAAGAAATACGATCTCAGCTTTTTAGCTAAAGCCGGATTCCGGGACGACAGACTCAGAACATTCCCGTACATAAACTCACGCATCGGCTTTGCCATTGACTACAGTCTCATATCGGCATATGCTTACAGGGGTATCGGAGAGGAAAACTTCAATGTACGATATGCCTCCCGGGGAGTTAGACCCCGGGGTCACAACGTCAACTTCTCCATGTCTAACATAGGACTGGCATTGACTGACCGGACTCCCGATAGCGACAGGAACCTGTACGTCAAGAAATATTACGGGTACCCGTACTTTGTTACTCTGTTCCCGAAAGGATTCCAATCACTTTCCCCCAGTACCCCAGTAGACGTCCGGGTTAAGTTGACAGGAGCTCAGAACGAAAATCAATTTGACATTTCCACACGGATCAACATACCGCTTGTGTATGAATTTGATGACGAAATCACTGACGGAGCTGACTACGTAAAACTCAGACCTTCCCGGGGAGTATATCCTGATCAAGCATGGAATATCATATTTAACGACACGGAGGTACCTTGCAACCCATTCTACATCCGATGGATAAACCAGAAAGGCGGATGGGACACGTACATGTTTGAGCAACACAAGAAATATACTCAGGAGGTTGATCGGGGAGACCAATACGTATTAGCGAATTCACGAGACCCATATGCCGCACAGACGAGAGGCGAGTTAGCTCCGGAGTTTAAGAATATGGTCCAAGCCGGAGCAGAACAGCTTGATGAGAATGACTTTAATCTGCTCAAAGGAATTGCTCTCTCGCCTTTGGTTCAAGTTTACAACTATCAACTTGCGGTATGGCAACGGGTTCTCGTAAATGACACGGACCTAACCTGGGACACCAAAGCCCCGCGGAACACTGTTAGCTACGAGTTCCAGCTTATTGACGAACAAACTCAGTGGTAATATGAACTACGAACTACTCATGAAAGGCATTGACGGCGAGGTCTGGTCACTGGACCTCCCGCTGGATGCTCCTGCGATGAATTACCAGATCAACAACCTGGCTGAGCTGAAAGACCGTAATGCCTCGTACTCCCAGCGGATCAGTCTGCCCAGGACGACCCATAACGAGCAAGCATTCCAATTCAGTTTCGGGGTTGGCTCGGGGTCTTATGTGCCATACATGAGGTTTCCTTGCCAACTATTCCATGAAGGAGCACTCATATCCCCAGTGGGAGCAGTGTTGAATATCGTAGACGTATCAGATACAGCGATCGGGGTCCAGATCCTCGGGGCAACCGCTGACTTGTTTGACACCCTCAACAGACTAAACACTGATTCCTACAACAGTAGTATGTTCTTGCTCGAGTGGTATTACAAATCAATGGGGACTTCGAAAAGATCATTCCAGGACACTACTGGGGGAGGGAATCCAGTATCATATTTATGGCTGTTCTCAACTATCCAGAAGAACCCGAATAATCCCCCCATTTCCATGGAATCTTTGCGGTTTGTTGATTCTATGGAAAAATATTATCCGCACATTAATTGGTTTGACTTGGTAAGATGGATATTCGGGTCTCAAGGATATACGTTTGAATCTGACGTGGCCTCCGAAGATGCCAATCAAATGTATCTTCCGTGTATCTATCCTACATTACACAGTGGGGGAGAAACCCCAACATATCCCCCGAGACTGGATGGAGTAGGTTGGATCCAGGAACCCC